CCAACACCAGAACAACAGAAAATAGCTGAATATAGAATTTCTGTTTGTGATGTGTGTCCACAAAAAACATATGTAAAACATGTTGAAACATATATTTGTGGAAACTGTAGTTGTCCATTAGCTAAAAAAGTTTATTCACCACTACCCGGTAGAGAAGCATGTCCTGAAGCTCGATGGGAAAAATAAAGATTATGTCCGAAACAAAACAATTAACACCAGAAGAATTACAACAAATTCAAGAGATGCAAAAACAATACAACCAATATGTATTTGATTTAGGCAGTATTGAAGCACAGTTGCAAAACGTTTATAAAGCAGAAACCGATTTAAAAGCTGAAAAAGCTAATGTAATATCAGATATCGCTAAATTAGGCGAAAGAGAAAAACAATTAGTTGATACTCTTCAATCAAAATATGGTGTTGGAAGTATAGATCCACAAACCGGAGAAATAACACCACTTTAATTGCTATTTCTGCGTTTTATGTAGCTTTATAGATATTTATTATTAGGTAAATCCAAAATAATAATTTAAAACAAACATAAAAAAATGGCAGAAGCAATTATTTCTCCTGGTGTATTTCAGATCGAATCCGATCAGAGTTTATATACCCAAGCCCCACCAGCGCTAGGCGCAGCTATTGTAGGTCCTACAGTGAAAGGTCGTCCTTTCGTACCTACATACGTTACCACATATACTCAATATGTAACTATATTTGGGGATACTTTTAAAAGTGGTAGTTCATATTATGAATACTTAACTTCACAAGCTGCTCGTGAATATTTTTCAAATGGTGGGCAATCATTATTAATAACAAGAATCATTAGCGGTTCAACAGACGTTGGAACTTATGCTACATCAAATCTTCCTGCAGTAATGAATGCTACTTCAACTTCTCTTCAATTAGAAGTTTTAGCATGGGGTGATCAGATGAATAATACTTCTAGTATGGTAAGTGGTGCACTAGCAAGTGGTTCAGCACAAAACATTCGTTGGGAAGTAACAAACGTTAACACAGGAAGTGGTACATTTACACTTGTTGTACGTCGTGGTGATGATAATAATAATCAAAAGAATATTTTAGAAACATGGGCAAATATGAGTTTAGATCCACAACAATCTAACTATGTAGCTCGTGTAATTGGTGATTTAAAACCAGTTTATCAATTAGATAGTGGTGGAAATCCATATATAGCATATACAGGAAGTTATGCAAATGCTTCATTGTATGTTCGTGTTGCTTCTGTAACAACTCCAAACGTAGATTCAATTGATAATAATGGAAATTATAAAGCAACTCAATATAGTGGAAGTTTACCAGCAGTAGGTAGTGGTTCATATGGTGGTTCATTTAGCGGGGGAAAACCAGCTACAACTTCTCCACAATTAATGAATGAAAATATTACAACTTCCAATATTCAAGGATTTGCTCCTGCAGATTACCAAACAGCTTTTGCTTTATTAGCGAATAGAGATGAATATCAATTTAATGTATTATTGGCTCCTGGTTTGGGAATTAATAGTAATATGATCGCTTGTGTTGAAGGAAGAGGAGATGCAATTGCAATTACTGATGCTACAATTTATGGTAAAGCAATTACAGATGCAGTAGCTGCAGCAGGTGGTTCTTCAAGCAATTATGCAGCAACATATTTTCCTTGGGTTCAATTATATAACTCAAACTTAGGTAAAGCAGTATGGTGTCCTCCATCAACAGTAATCGGTGGTGTGTTAGCATTCAACGACCAAGTAGGTGCTGAATGGTTCGCTCCAGCAGGTTTAAACAGAGGTGGAATACCTTCAGTAATTAGAGCAGAACGCAGATTACAACAATCAGATAGAGATACATTATATAATGGAAACGTTAACCCATTAGCTACATTCCCAGGAACTGGAGTATGTGTTTGGGGTCAGAAAACATTACAACGTAAACCAACAGCTCTTGATAGAGTAAACGTTCGCCGTTTATTAATTGCTTTAAAAGATTTCATTGGTGGTGTTTCTCGTACATTAGTATTCGAACAAAATACAACAGTAACAAGAAATAGATTTTTATCTCAAGTTAATCCATACTTAGAAAGTGTAGTACAACGTCAAGGTTTATATGCTTATAAAGTAGTAATGGACGATACAAACAACACACCAGATGTTGTAGATAGAAACCAATTAGTAGGTCAAATTTATATTCAACCAACTAAAACTGCTGAATTTATTATCTTGAACTTTAACATATTACCAACTGGCGCTACATTCCCTGCATAAGGGATTGTAGTTCCTAATATTTATTAATAGCAATAAAATAACAATATAAAATGGCAGTATTAAACCCAAATGAAATCATGTTCACAGCATTCGAACCAAAAGTTCAGAATCGCTTTATCATGTACATAGACGGTATTCCAGCATACTTAATTAAGAAAGCCAGTGCTCCTGGTTTTGACGCTGGAGAAATCATATTAGACCATATCAACGTTTACCGTAAAGTTAAAGGTAAAGTAAAATGGAATGATATGAACTTAGAATTATATGATCCGGTTACACCGAGTGGTGCTCAATCAGTAATGGAATGGGCTCGTTTAGCTCACGAGTCAGTAACAGGCCGAGATGGCTATTCCGACTTTTACAAGAAAGACATCACTTTAAATATATTAGGACCAGTAGGTGACGTAGTAGGTGAATGGATAGTAAAAGGTGCTTATGTTAAAACAGCAACATTCGGTGATTACTCATGGGCAGATGAATCATATATCTCTATCTCAATGACTATTGCTATGGATTATGCAGTTCTGAATTTTTAGAATATATTTATATTTTACGCAATAGTCTATTGCGGTCTTTAATCCTCCTACAATATTTATTATCGTAGGAGGATTTTTTTATGATACAATGTAACATATGTAGTTTTAAAACAGACAGTGAAATAAAGCTGTCTAAACATATTCAACATATTCATAAACTTAAAAAAACAGAATATCTTATACAAACTAAGTATAATGGAGAGCACCCATTATGTGCTTGTGGTTGTGGTCAACAAACACGTTATGAAGCATCTAAATTAGATTTCTGTAAATTTATTCATGGCCATCAGTCTCGTATTGAAGGACATTTTGGAGACCCTAAAGCAGAAAAGCGAGTACAGGCTATTATTAAGACTCGCAAAGCTAAGTTTGCCTCTGGTGAATATAATCATATTTTAAAACATGTATCCCAAAAACGTCCTAAAAATGTTATTAGTAAAATAAGTAAAACTAAACAACATCAATGGGAAACAGGTAAAATAGGTAAAAAGAAATATAAACCCTCTAAATTAGAAAAAACATTTGCCAATATATTAGATTTATTAGAAATAAAATATGAAACGTCTTATTATATTAAAGATATTAAAGCCTTTTATGATATATATCTCCCAGACTACAATATATTAATAGAAGTAGATGGCGATTTTTGGCATACAAACCCCTTAAAATATCCCGAAGGTCCTAAAAATAAATGCCAAATTAGAAATGCAGAAAGAGATAAAATTAAAACACAATGGGCTATAGACAACGGTTATAGATTATTGCGGTTTTGGGAAAACGATATAAACAATAATATAAAGCAAGTTAAACAAGTCTTATTAGAAGCTTTGAATAAATAACTTATTTTGCATATATTTATATACGATGATAAAACATTGTAATCTATGTAATACAGATAAGTCTATTAATGACTTTTATAAAGGATTAACGTATTGTAAAGTTTGTCATAAGAAAAATAGAGAAGCATACTATATAAAGAATAAACAGAAAAAAATAGAGTATGCTATCCAATATAGAAAAAATAATATAAATAAAGTAAGAAATAAGGTTAACGAATATTATAAAGAAAGACGTCAAACTGATATTAAATTTAGACTAAGAGAATGTTTACGAGCTAGAATAAATAGTGGATTAAATAGACATTTATCTGGTGGTAAGTTTGAAACATCTTTAGAATTATTAGGTTGTGATATAGACACTTGGAAACTACACTTAGAAAAACAATTTACACCAGAAATGAATTGGGATAACTATGGTGAATATTGGGAAATAGATCACATATATCCTTTAAGTAAAGGCGGTTCTTTTCACTACACCAACACACAACCATTAACCGTTTTAGAAAACCAGATTAAATCAAATAAAACAACACAAATATGGCAGAACTAAAGTTACCGACAGAAGAGGTTTCATTACCATCAAAAGGATTATTATATCCTAAAGACTCCCCTCTTTCAGCAGGGAAAATTTCCATGAAATATATGACAGCACGTGAAGAAGATATTCTTACCAATAGCAACTATATTCGTCAAGGCACTGTAATTGATAAATTATTACAGGCACTTATTATCACACCAATCAATTATGATGATTTATTAATTGGTGATAAAAATGCAATACTAATTGCAGCACGTATACTTGGATACGGACAAGACTATTCATTTAAATACGTTAACGCTCAAGGACAAGAAACTGAAGCAACTGTTGACCTATCTAAATTAGAAGAAAAGAAAATAGAGACATCATTATACGCTAATGGTAATAATTTCACATTTACTTTACCTAAATCAGGTAATACAGTAACATTTAAATTATTAACACATGGTGATGAAAAGAAAATAGATGCTGAAGTAAAAGGATTAAAGAAAATAAATCCAAACGCTACATCAGACGTTACAACACGTTTAAAATATATCATTACATCAATCAATGGTGATATTGAACAAAAAGCAATTCGTGATTTTGTAGATAATTACCTATTAGCACCAGATGCAAGAGCATTACGTGAATATTATGCTAAAGTCCAACCAGATATTGAAATGAAATTTATTCCAGAAGATGATAGTTATACAGGGGAGGGTATAGCGATTCCAATTTCGCTTAACTTTTTTTGGCCTGACGCCGGAGTATAGACCGTATCTATTCAAACAAATACATGAGATAGTATTTCATGGAAATGGTGGTTATGATTGGAGCACTGTTTATAATATGCCTTTATGGTTACGTAGAACTACGTTTAATTTAATTAAGGAATATTATGATAAACAAAATGAGGAAGCTGAAAAACAACAAAATGCTTTAAAAAATAATAAAAAAGACGCTAATATAGCTCGCCCTAATATAGCACCAACACCAACATATACAACGAAAGCCACTAAAAAATAGTGGCTTTTTTTCTTTTTATATATTTATATTAAATAACGATATGAAAATATGTATAAAGTGTAATCAAGAAAAAGAAATAAATGACTTTTATTATTCTAAATCTCATTTAGATGGTAAAATGGGAACTTGTAAATTATGTTTTAATAAAATATCTAATTCTAATAAAGAATATAGAAAAAAATATAAAAAGAATAAATTATATGTTAAAGAATATAATAAACAATGGAAAGATAATAATCCTGATTATTATAAACAATGGTATCAAAATAATAAAAATAAAATAAATAAATACCAAAAAATAAAAAAACAAAAAGATCCTTTATATAAAATAAGTGCATGTATAAGAACACGAATAAGTCAATCTTTAAGTGGGTATTCAAAATCAATGTCTACTTTAGATATATTAGGAGTAAAAGATTTTAATGAATTTAAACAATATATTGAAACTTTATTTACTCAAGGCATGACATGGGATAATTACGGATATGGTTACAATAAATGGGTTATAGATCATCGTATTCCATTAGCAACAGCCATAACAGAACACGAAATATATGCTTTAAATCATTATACTAATCTTCAACCTTTGTGGTGGAATGAAAATATGATAAAAGGTGCAAAACTATTATAATTTAATATTTATACAACGTAATATTGTATTATGGCTCAATCCTCAGATGAAATAAAAAAAGAATTATTAGAAACCTCAAAAATAGTTGAGAATACTCTTAAATCAGTAGCTGCTCAAATAGGAGATATATTTCAAGATGCATTAAGTGAGGCTGATAGTATTACTAAAATATTCGGAAAAGATGTAGATAAACAATTAAAATCTTTAGCTAGATCTACAGATAAAATGATAGAAAACCAGCTAAAAATAAAAGCAGGTACAGCTTCATCAAAAGATATAGCTAAACAATTAGTAGATTATGAAACTAAAAGAGAAGTTTTAGAGAAAAGAATAGCTAACTTAATGCAAGAGCAACCAGGATTAGCAGCAGAACTTAAAAATCAATTAATAGATGTAGATAAAGCTAATGAGGATTATGTAGAGGGACTTAAAAAACAACAAGCAGAACTAGAAAAAATAGAAGGTACTGTTGGTGTATTAGGAAAATTAGTTAAAGGTTTAAATAAAATCCCTATTATAGGTAATCTTATAGATAGCGATAAAGCTATTACAGCTATGAATCAAGCAGCAGCTAATGGAGCGGGAAAAATGGGAGCTTTAGCAACTGGTGCTAAAAATGTTGGGACAAGTATAGCGAAGGGATTAGCTGACCCTCTCACTTTAATTATTTTCTTTACTAAAAAAGCATTTGAAGCTAACGCACAAGCAGTAGAATTAGGAAAAGCATTAGGAACAGCAGGAGATAGCTATAGAGAAACATTAGCAAATATAGAATTAGCATCTGGTAATATAAATGTTACAACAGCTAATTTAACTAAAGCATTTAAAGAATTAAGTGATGCAACTGGGTTTGCTTATAAATTTACAGCAGACCAACTTACAACACAAATAAAATTAACTGAACAAGTTGGTTTACAAGCAGATGAAGCAGCACAAATACAAAATTATGCTGTAACAACAGGAAAAACATCCGAAGAAACATATAGATTATTTGTAAGAGGATTAGCAACTGCTAGAAACCAGCTTAGAGTTGGTATCAACTTTAAATCAGCATTAGCTGAAGCAGCTAAAGTATCAGGAGAATTAGCAGCAAATTTAGGATATAATCCTGAACTAATTGCTGCTGCAGTAGTACAAACAAAAGCTTTAGGTACTACTTTAGAACAAACTAAAGCACAAGGTGATGCTCTTTTAAATTTTGAATCATCTATCGAGAATGAATTAAAAGCAGAATTGCTAACAGGTCAACAATTAAACCTTGAAAAAGCAAGAGCAGCTGCTTTAACAGGTGATCAAGTAACATTAGCTAAAGAATTAGCTAATCAAGGATTAACACTTCAGAAATTTGAAAGTATGAATGTGTTAGCTCGTAGATCATATGCTGAATCATTAGGATTAAATGTTGATCAATTATCTAAACAATTACAATTACAAAAACAAGCACTAGAGAGTGGTAAATCATTTGCTCAAGTATCTGAAGATGAAGCCGCTGCTGCTCTTGAAAGACAAAATGCACAAGATAAATTTAATAAAGGTATTGAAAAATTAACTAGTTTAGTTGGTAATTTATTAGCAGGACCTTTAGGAATGGTTCTAGATATATTCACAGATATATTTGGTTTACTTGACAAAATAATATCAGGAATACAATCAATTCTAGGTCCAAGTATAACTAAAGCATTATCTGGAGCTGCTGTAGGAGCAGCAGTTGGTGGTCCTTGGGGAGCCGTTATAGGAGGATTGGGAGGATTAATTTCAGGAGCAATGGGAGATGATGTTGTATCACCAGGATATGGTAAAAGAACTATATTATCTCCTGAAGGTTCTATATCTTTAAATAATAATGATACAATAATAGCTGGTACTAATTTAGGAGGTGGAGAAAATATTAACCCATCAATAGATCTTACACCAATGATAGCAGCAATAAATCAAGTTAAAGCATCTGTAGATAAATTATATACTAAGGATACTACAATTAATATGGATGGTAAAAGAGTAGGTACAACACTAACACAAGGTTCATATAAAGTAGCATAACATAATATTTATTGACAACCAAAAATAAATAAAACATGGCATCAGTATTAGATCAATTACCAAACAGTACATTAAGTTTACAAGGTAATGGCTTTAACCCGCAAAATAATTCACCAGCATGGGGTTATCCAGACGCAACAAATCAATTAGATCCTGCGTTAAGTAGATTACAATATACTTACTCTGTAGATGGTGATCCTAACACTCGTATTGTTGACTTTAACCGCGCTGCTTTAGGTGGTGTTACAACAGTTCGCCCACCAGCAAGATTAGATGAATTAGATACTAATGCTCCTAATAACACACAAGCCGGTTTAGGTGGTGTAGTATCACAAATCTATAAATCAGCACCTGGTCGCAAATATAGAGATTTAGGACCACAACCAGGAAGATATTAATTAAAACTTATAAATGCCAGGGTTATTAACATTAACAACCGACTTAAAATCACTTAAGTATGGACAAGACCGTCCAGGCGGTGGGGATAGCGGTCAACCCTACATTACTGTAGACATTAACACTAACACATATAATGAAGCACTTCCTCAATTAATTAAAGCAGGTGATAGTGGAACTATTAGAGGAGGTGTTGTAGGTGCTTTTAATTCTTCTGAAATAGATAGACGTCGTGTTGAAAAATTTCTATATTCTGGTGTACAAGGATCATTTTTCATAACTAAACAAGTTGGTTTACAATTATCTAATCCACGATTAGAAATTCCTAAAAACCCACGCAATATAATTCAGGGTTTACCTGAAAATGCTTTATCTGTTGGTACTAATGGCTTATTAGAACCAACAAGAATATATAATGGGGGTGTTAATACATTAGCACAAATTCCAGTTACCGCTTTCGGTCGCCATTTTAATAAACATGGTATACTTGTCGAACAAAGCGAAGCAAGTAAATATGAAGCTATAGTAACAGCTAATAATGAATCTACTGTTACCAATCAAAATGGAAATAATAGATTAGTATCTTTAAAAAATAAATTTAATTTAGGTGATATTACTCCTAACCCATTAGATTCTACTCAAAGATTAATTGATAGAGCTAATAGGATAATAGCAGGCTTTACTAATGTATTCAATACTATTAGTGCACCATTAGGCGGACCTAGAATACCCAAATTTAATTTAACCCCAGAACAACAAATAATAGATCAATATATTGGTGGTCCTAGTTCTGTTTATGGTATAGGACAAACTATAATTAGAAGATCAGCTAATACTGAGAATGGAGATGAAATTAATAGAGCATTAGATAGAAGTAAACAACTAGCTGGATATTCAATAGATGACAAAGGAGGACGAGCTCCTGTAAATTATACTAATGACTTAGGAAAAGGCAATAATGCTATCTCTACGTATCCTGGCATACCAACTGGTTTAAATGAAATTAAAAAACCATTAGATTTAGCAACATATAGTACAATAAATACTATTGCTAAAGATTTACAAATCAAACCAGATGGAACCATTATCGATCCTACAATAGGTGTAGGAAGTGTTAATGCCATAAATCCATTAGATAATATAAATGTTATTGGTAAAGATAACACCAGTTATGCAAAATATAGAGGTATAATTCTCAAAAAACAACTTACAGAGAATAAGTACAATATTCAGACTGAAGATCTTACAGAATCTTCTATAGCTAATGCTTTTGGAATATACAGTAATGTATCTACAAATAACCTAAGTACATTTTTAACAAATCCCGGAAGTGAACCTACTCATACCACTATTTTTAATCCTAATTCTCTCGATTATCCTGTATATTATAATAGCCAAACAAATAAGGCTGTTAAAATAAAAATTCCTTGGAATAAAGTTTCTCGTGAAGATAGAATTGGATCTTTCGGTCCTACTAATCAATATCCTAATGGAAGACATGATTCAATTAATTTAACCCCCATATTTTCATCAACATCCTATGCTAATTATAATAAAGTTACACTAAGTAATGGACAAGAATACAATGTAAGAGATTTAGTAAAATTCATAATTCAATCAGTAAATACAGATACACCAGATACAAGTGTATTTATGTATTTTAGAGCATATTTAACTAATTTATCTGACAATGTCGATGCTCAGTGGAGTGATGTAAAATATGCTGGTAGAGGTAATCCGTTTTATATATATAATGGTTTTACTCGTAAAATACAAGTTGGATTTAAAGTTGCTGCTCTATCAGCTGAAGAAATGGCACCAATGTATTCCAAATTAAATTATTTAATGAGCTCATTAATGCCAGATTATGGTGATGGTAATGTAATGAGAGGTCCACTACATAGATTAACAATAGGAAATTATTTTGATGCTCAACTTGGAATATTGAATTCTCTTTCATATACTGTACCCAACGATTCACCTTGGGAAATTGCTATTGATGAACCAGAAGGTGGAACTAAAATGTTAATATTACCTCATATATTAGAAGTATCTATGACCTTTACACCAATAGGTGCTGAAAGAGGAATAGGAGCTAATGGTCCTGCTAATAGAATTGAAGAAAAAAGTGAATATATTTCTTTGTTAGCTCAAAACACAACAGGAACTGATATAAATGATATACAATATTATGATGGATTTAATCCTGATTCAATACTTACTGCTAAATAATGACACGCTACGATAATAGAATAATAGAAACAACACCACAAGGTAAACCATATATTAAGGGCAAACAATACCCTAATATCCCTTTATCAGCAAGTGATATCTATGTTATTACTACAGTAGGTGACAGATTAGATCTATTAGCATATAGTTATTACCGTGACGTAAATTTATGGTGGATAATTTCAGCAGCAAATAATAATGTTACTAAAGGATCAATGTTTCCCACACCAGGTACTCAATTAAGAATACCGGTAAATGCAAGTAGTGTTATAAATCTATTTAATCAATTTAATACAGCTAGATAATGTTATGTCAATATTTAAAGATTCATTTCACCCAAGTATACAAGAGCAATTAAAAACGCGTCAAACCGCTATTAATAATCGTACTCCTCAAAATTTAACTTATTACAATTCACGTAATGCTTGGATAAGATTATCTTCAAGCGTTAATGTATATAACGGAAAAGGTAGTCCGACAGATACAGGTAGCTATACTAATGATTTAGCTAAACAATACATTCTACAAGGTGGGATATTAAATAATGAAAATGCACGTGCTGGTATAGGTAATTTTTCAAATGCATATAGTAATGTAGGATCAGATGGAACATTATATCGTTTAGGTATCCGCCCAATGCCTGGTATTACTAGTGTAGATGTTAAATCATTGGGTGCATATGGCTCTATAAGAGAGGCAACAGTAAATTTTCAATGTTGGGATATTAAACAACTAGAAGATTTAGAACTACTATATATGCGCCCCGGATATTCAGTATTATTGGAATGGGGGTGGTCTCCTTACCTAAATAACAATGGTGATTTAGTTACCACTGTAGATTATACAGACATTATCAACACAAAATGGGTAAAAGAAGATTTATATTCTCAACAATATGCTAGAGCTACAGATGGTAATTATGTTGATGTAAAGGGAAATAAGAAATCAGTAACTGGATTTAAGGGTAACGTAGATTCAATGTATGGCACTGTTAAAAATTATAGTTGGAAAGCTAGAATGGATGGTGGGTATGATTGTCAAACAACTATAATATCATTAGGTGAAGTAATTGAATCATTAAAAGTAAATTATGCTCCTTTAGATAATTTATCTTCTGTAATAGGTAATGGAGGATTGATAACTAAAAATTTATCTTTTTCAAATAGTGAGAAATTTAATACAGATACAGATAAATTATCAAAATCATATTCTAATAATATATTAGCAGGAATATATACAGAATTATATGAAATAGGAAAATTTATTATAGAAAAAGAAAAAGATAATATACAAAAAGAAGGCAAATCTTATTCTTTAACAGATAAAAAATATGGAATTGACTATGATTTATTTATAAAAAATATAGAAATAAATTCTGAACAAAATAAATCTACTCAAACAAGAACAGTAGGAGATAGCCCTTCTCAAGTTTACATAACACTAGAAACACTAACTCATTTACTTAATAATTATGTTTTATTAAGAGATAAAAATTCAAAAACACCTTATACATCAATTTCTGTATTAGAAAAAGGAGCAACTAATATTGATCCCGTATCTGGTTCTGGTTATTTACTATCATTAGCTCACCCTTTAGAATTATCTATAGATCCAACAGTATGTCTTATCAAAAATAAACTTTGGCCAAGAGTAAAATTTATATCAACCGATCTTAATGCTGTAGACCCAAATAAAGGAAACCCAGCAACTCCAGAACGATATGGAAAAAGTAAAGATTTATCTAATAGTATATATGATGATAATTGGTGGAAAACTTTAATAGAAAAAATAAACATTGCTCGTGCTGAAGTAGTGGGAATTGACAAGCATTTAGAATTAGTAAGTTATGTCCAAAGCTTTGTGGGAAAAGGGATTGGTGCTGAAGAAGAATTAAAAGAAATACAGAGAAGATTTATAGAGATTAAAAAATCAAATAATAAAATAGGAGATTTAAAAATAAATGCTATATTGTTTGTAGGAGAAGCAACTCTTAAAGAATATAATAATTTTTATGATCTTTTAAAATCTACTTTAATATACACTGATGTAGATAATGCTATTGGAGCTTTATCAGCAGTACAAGCATTAGGAGTTGACAAAGCTTCTAATTATGATACAATATTGGAAGCTGCAAAAGAAGATCCAAAAATAGTAATTCAATCTCAACTTAATGCTGAGAGTAAAAAAATTGAGAAAACTACTAATGATTTGAATGATAGTATTGAAAATATTAAATTTTTAGATAAATTATCAAAACCATATTTTACAAAAGATGATTGGACAACAGAATTAGGTATAATAGGTAATATATACGTAAATGTAAATATGTTGTATGATTTATGTATTAGTGATCAATTAAAAAATCAAGATAAAAAAGAAAAAAATGATATAGCATTATATGATTATATAAAAAATGTATTATCACGCATATCTACAGCTATAGGTGAAGTAAATAATTTTGATTTATTTGTAGATGAAAATATAGTTAGAATTATTGATATAAATTATGTTGATAGAAATGACCCAAATACAGCTTATAAAAATGCTTTTGTACTAGATGTACACAACTTAAATTCAGTTGTAAGATCATATTCATTAGAATCAAAAATATTCCCTGACCAATCAACTCAGGTTGCTATTGGTGCACAAATAGGAGGTGCCGCTTTAGGTGTTGATGCTACTACATTAGTAGATTTTAATAGAAATATAATAGATAGAATTATTCCTGTTAAAGATACTCCTACAACTAATGAGAATGATGATTTTCAATCTAAATTAAAATCATTAGTCTCTTCTTTAACTGTATTAGCCCAATATTTCAATAATTTATCTTATGGTGTTTTTAAAGATGTTAAATTTGATGCGAATAGTGTTGGAAATTATAGTAATAGTTTAAAAGATATAATAAATTATTATAAAGATATAAGTAACTCTAAAATAAAAAATAAATCAATAATCCCAACATCTTTATCAATTGAGATGGATGGTATTGGAGGAATAATAATAGGAAATTTATTTAGGATTCCTGATGATATATTGCCTAAAGGTTATAAAGGAAATAATGCTGGTTCTAAATTAGGATATATTGTTACTAGAATGGGACATTCATTGCAAAACAATGATTGGATAACTCGTTTAGAAGCACAAATGGTAATATTGGATGACCCTAAAGGAGGAAACCCAAATTTATCTAATTTAGAACTTTTTTTCATATCATCTGAAGGAGAAGTAGTAGTACCTGCTGGAGGAATAGGTGGAAAAGCTCTAATAACAGCAAAGGCAGTAGATAACTTTGGTAAAGTAACAAGTGTACCTAATTACGCAGCGGCTGCATTAGATATGATAGCCACTACAGAAGGTACAGCACAGTATGGTCAAAATGGATATGATGTAATAGTAGGGTATGGAAAAATTCCTAATTGGAATGAAAATTACACAGGACAACATCCAAGAGTATCTGTAAAAATACCTGGATTAAAGGATAGCACAGCAGCAGGACGATATCAATTTGTATATGGAACCTGGGTAGAAAATTCATCATCAACTACTCCATTTAATAAAATAAATCAAGATAGTGCTGCCTTTAAACTTATGAAAAGAAGAGCAAAAGAAGGTGAAAATACTTTAAAACAAGCATTTGATATAGCATCTAAAGGAGAAAAGAAGGTTCTTAATAATAAACCTTTTCTAGACATGTTAGGAACGAATAAATCTAATTTTGCAGGAACATGGGCGTCTCTCCCAGATAGAAACGGAAAATACCAGTATGATAAACAAGGAAATAGAAGTTTAAAAATTCAAGATATATATAATATTTATTTAAAAGCTGTTGAAAAATATTCAAATAAAACTTAAACAGCAATACCTAGTTTTCTAGAAGCAAAAAGATTTCAATAAATATGGGATTAAGAATACCACCAAATCAAATAGTAGAAAGTAAATATACTTCTGGTAATGAGTATATGTTTGCAAAAACATATAAAGAGTATAAAGGATACTACTATGAAATGAATGGTAAAAATTTCGCAGGAAAAGAATTTAATGTTAATAATCCTGAAATAATAAAAATAGATAATCCTACTAACAATAAATTAAAATTCAACCCATCAACTTATATTTATGGAGCAATATCAGGAGTACAATTAGTTACTCAAATTGCTACTCCTTATTTTTTTAAACCAACAGAATCCGATATTCAAAAAGGACAAGTTACTCGATATTTCGCTAAAAAAACCAATGAAAATCCATTTATTATTAAAGAAATAAATCAAGATACTTATAAAACACTTCAATCTGATCCTCTATATCAAACAACATCTATAATTTTTATTTTTTCCCCTGGGTACCCAAATGGATTGCCTCAAAGCATAGATGATGCTGAAAAACAAATGCCTGGAATAAAAGCTTTCTTAGGTTTGTAAAGCAAAACTCTCTTATTATATTTATAAAAGTAAAGCAACTAAAGATAAACTACAGTATAAATGCAAAGACTGTGAAAAATAAATAATAAAATTGCAAGACAAAAAAATCCAACTTCAAAATATTATAATCAAAATAAACAATACTATAAAAATTATAGTAAAAAATGGATTGAAAATAATGAAGATAAGTGGAAAGAATATTATAAAGAATGGCAGAAATTATACCAGCAAAACAAATATGATACTGATCCTGCTTATAAATTAAGAATGTGTGTAGGAGCAAGAATAAGATTAGCATTAAAATCACAAGGTAAAATTAAATTAGGAAAAACAATAGAATATTTAGGATGTGATTTTAATTATCTAAAACAACATATTGAGAATCAGTTTACTGAAGGTATGACTTGGGATAATTATGGAGAATGGGAAATAGACCATATTATTCCTGTATCTAAAAATGGAAGTTTTCATTATACTAATCTTCAACCATTATGGTGGAAAGATAATTTAAAGAAATCAAATAATATCTTGTAAAGGCAAGAATAAGATATTAAATTAAAATAAATAAAGGTTATATGGCATTTTATATTATTGAGCGTCAAGAACAACTACAACAACTACCACCATTTAGAGATTGCTTTGTTCGATTCATTCAACAAAACGATAACTACCATCCAAAACTAAGTCCACTTAGTCTAGTGTATGTTAGAGACATTACACAACATAAAGGATACATTTTATGTATCAATCATAGTGAGTCATTTTCACTAACACAAGACATTGTGTTTGATTGGATATAAAATTGATATCATACAACTTATCAGCATTAGGATAATGATACATCGC